TAGAAAAACATTGAAAGAACATTGAAGATGCATTGGTAATATTTGCCATATTCCAATCTGCGGAATTTATTTGTCTCAATGCAACACAACTATAAAAAAGACCATTAACATTAGTTATATTTCCCCATGAAGTAATGTTTACTCTTTCGAGATAAGAACATCTCACAGGAGAATTGCCTATAAAAAGCCTTTGACCAGAAACCAGATTTGGTAAATTTATCTCCATGTCTAGCCAACCTGTGGAATAAAAATTAAGTACAGGAATACTAACTCCTGTATATTTTTCTGACATCGAGCATTGGGAGAAAGATGCTCCTGCTGGTGGTGTTATCGTTACTATAGCTTGTCTATATCCACCAGAAGTAATTGTAGCGGATGAAACATTATTCCAATTATAATTGTGATTAATAACAGTATTGTTTGCAACAGATTCAACTATACCATCACCCCAATCTATAGTATAATTAGCTCCATTGCTTGTAATAAATTTTACCGCTGCGAAATTTGTTGGAGAATTAAAAACGGCATGAAGGGCTTTAACTGTTCCTGATGCGGCTGCTGGTAAAGTTAACCAATCATAAGGACGAACCCATGCGGAGGATAGAGATCCCGTATCAGTCGAGAACAATGGTTTGTTTCCGAGATAAGCTTTTATGAATGTTGCCATATTATGTTGTTATGAAATAGAGTGTATTTGGGTCTTTAATACTGATCGCATCATATTGGGTTTGAGTTAAAGCGCGAATAAAATATACAGGAGTAGCATCTGATGTATTTGTTCTAACATAAGAAGCACTATTAGATGAAAGAGTAGTATAAGCACTTTGCCAATTAGCGGTTAAAGATTTAATATCGGTTCCTTGGTAGTTCCATGTTGTTGCGGAATTATTTTGAACTGTCGTATAAGTAGAATTCCAATTACCAGATACGCTAAGAAAGCTTAAATCCACTGCACTTAGATATGCCGCCGAATTTGCAACAAGATTGGTATAGGCATCGTTACCACCAACCCATCCAGCAGTTAATGCTTTGATATCGGTTCCTTGGTAATTCCAATTAGTTGCGGAATTTACTCTTACAGTCGTATAAGCCGAATCACCTTTATTTGTGGATGGAGCATTGTCCAAAGAACCTGTAAATGGATTGAATACGTATGGCATAATTTTTAGAGCTTGATAACTTCTTCAATCAGAGCACCATCAATAGATGAGTCGCCAACATAAGTAAATGAAAGAGAGGCGACAACGGTAGTGTTCATCTTATAATCTACTTGTGAAATATTATTAGATGTACCATAATAATAATTTTTAATTCTATTGTAATCAGGAATTACAAAACCATTAATGCGATTTACTGCGGAAAGTGCTTGAATGCTGGATATAATTGTATCTTGTTTCGCTTCGGTTGCATAATCAACTCCGGTTAATACATCTAGTTTCGTATTAGTTTGCGATTGCAATAATTCCAAATTTGTTAAATCAATTGTAACATCACCAGCTGATAATGAAACGCTTATATCTTCAGGATTAATGAGTTTGGCTAATACGGCATATTTACCGTAAATATCCACAGAGCTAACTGGTGAAAGTCCTGAATTTTCTGGAAATGCGCTTGATGTGTCTGGATAAGACCATCTTGTTACTGATACTGCTGGATACAGAGAATTTCCTAAGATTTCTTCAAATTTCCCATATTCGGCTGTTTGATATGAAGTGATTTTTGACATATTATTATTTAGTTAAAATTATATCATCTACTAATCTCTTCCCAATCCATAGAAGCGTACATACCTGTGGTTCCACTAGAAGTATTAATACCAGCAACCAATGTTAGTTCATATGGAGTGCTGGTAAAAGAATTTCTTTCTAATTGAAATTTGAATAATGCTTCTTTTAGAATATCAACAGAAGGGGAGCTTTGATTGTTAGAACTCACATATCCACTAGCTAATATTCTACCACCAGCAAAACTACTTCCGGTAATATTATACTCCACGGAACTATCTATTCCAGCATCAACCCAAGTTCCCCCTGTTGTTGTTCCACTGGCTACAACTCTCCAATTATAATTTTTACCATCTCCATCACCTAAAATAGATAATGCCGTTAAAATAACAATAGCATCTAATCTATTTGGAGAAGATTTTAGTCTAATAGAAATAATTGGATAATATGTATTTGCGGCTGCAAAGGTTTTTGGGGCATTGATTGGGATAGATGCTGCTTGTTGTAATCCTCTTAATTCATAACCACCCTCTGAAATTACTGTAGAACATACTTGCTTCATTGTTCTTGCTCCAGATGTTGCTGCTTTGTTTGTAATTTCATATCTTAAAGGCAAAGAAGCGGTTGTAATGTATGTGGAAGCAATTAAATTTGCATGATGGAATGAATGACAAACAATAAGCTGTCCATTTATGATAAATCCACATCTAACTGTACCAACTCCAAGCCATTCAACGTCCATCCAAAATATTTGAGCTTTTGTAATGTCAAGTGTGAAGCCAGAAGAACCAGTTCCATCGAGCTTATCCCCGTTCCAAGCGGAAAGAGGAACGATTGTTTCAGAAGAAGGAGAGCCGTTGACTAGGCTTCTTTCAACAAAGCTAATTGTGTTGTCATCAAGTTGAAAATAAATTCCATTGTCTTGACCAAAGTAACCAACTCTTTGCCTAAGATTGGTTGCAGAGGGAGCCATGATAAATGTATTCATGACGAGTAGCGATTTTCCAGCTTGGTAGCTAAAAACCTTTGTAGTTTCTCTTATCACGTTTGATCCAGACAAGTTGCTAACAGTCATATCTATTAGCCCTTGATTTTGATTAAATTGCGTGGAGCCTCCAACAGCTGTTAAAGATGACCAAAGATTATTGTCCCGATATCTATGTGAAGAATCAAAAAGAGTTAAGGGATTGGAAACCCGAAGTCTACCAAATGAATCTATATTTGGGGTATTTGAAAATTGAACATTTATATTTTCATTTTTTGGTATTATTGCCGTTACTGGACTGCTTACTGTGACTGTAAAATCTTTTCCAGTTAGGATATCCAATCTCGTATTGACGTTTATAAGTTGTTCTACAGTATCATCTGTTGCCAATGCCGTATTGTATGTATTGAGTTCCAATTCATCAATATATTCTTTAATGTCAACAATTTCAGAAGAAATTCCTTCTATAAGAGTGTTTTGAATTTCGGTCAAATCTTCCAAATGTCCTAATTCCACGGCAATGTTTCCAGCACTAAGGAAAATGCTTATGTCTTCGGGGTTTACAATATGGGTCAACACAGCATATTTCGGATATATTTCCAAAGATGAAAGGGGTTTTACTGCTGAATTTTCTGGAAAAGCTGATGAATTGTCCGGATAAGATAATCTGACAACGGAAACGGGTGGAAATAAACTATCTTCTCCCAATTGAAGAAATTTACCATATTCTGCGGTTTGATAAGTAGTAATTTGAGTTGACATTTGTTTAAGATATTTATTATTTTGTGAACTTTAAAAAAAATTAATTGTCTAAGAACATAAATACTTTTATGAAGATTCCAGATTTTTTAGAAGGTTTCGTTGTTAAGATGGCTATTTCCAGAAGTGGTCCATTGGTAATGAAAACAACTACAGGTATTGTTGCTGCAACAGTGGCGTTTTTGGCTCAAAAGGTACCCGGTCTTGAGGTGTATCTCAACGAATATGTTCTCACAGGTATTCTTTGGTTGATTATCGATTATGCCTATGGATTGATTCCGGAATCAATTTTGAAGAAATATGGTAGAGAAATGCAAGAAGTTCTAAACCAAAACGGAGCCAACGTAAGAGTTGACGGCTATGTTGGACCGAAAACAGTGAAAGCCGCCATAGAATTGAAAAAAACAGAAGTATGAAAACTCTAATATCCAAAATCCTCGGAGTCTCGAAATCTTTTATCGATTTCGTTTGGCCCCTTTTAACAAAACAAGTTGGTTCATCATTGGCGGTTTTACTTCCAATTGCCCTTGGAATTGTTAAGGAATTGGCCGATAATAAAGAAATCAGCAATTCTCAAAAAAGAGAAGAAGCTTTTAACAGATTGGCTGATGCCGCCAAAAATGAAGGAATGAATGCAGCCTCATCGTTGCTCAATCTTGCTGTTGAAATGGCAGTCACCAATTTGAAGGTTTCATCTGGAAAAGAATAATGCCTGAGAAGGACTATTCTCGTTTCGTAACAGAACTTCATCCAAAAGAGGATGATCGTCCATTTTGGTTGAGACTTCTTCTTTCTATTAGACCTTCTTTTTCATTTTCAGCAAAAAAAATACCATCATCGGCAGGAGATGCTATAGATAAAATCAAATTCAAAATAAAAGGAGGCGCTGATTTTTAATGTTAGATATAATTATTAACTTTTTAA